ATGCAGGTGGGCAGGTCAGCACAGGTTGGCCACAGTTGGACAAAATCATGTATGGCGGTTTCAGTCGCGGTGAACTCAACATCTTTGCTGGTGGATCAGGTTCGGGCAAGAGCTTGGTCATGATGAACATTGCACTGAACTGGGTGCAACAAGGCTTGCATGGTGTGTATGTCACACTGGAACTTTCAGAAGAACTCACAGGCCTGCGTACATCGGCCATGCTCACAAACATGAGCACAAAGGAAATACGCAAAGAAAAAGAAACAGCAGCACTCAAGGTCAAAATGGTGGGCAAGAAGGCCGGCAGCTATCAGATCAAGGTGTTGCCAGCACAGAGCAACATCAATGACATTCGTGCATATCTCAAAGAATATCAGATCAAGACCGGACGCAAAGTTGACTTTATCATGGTAGACTACTTGGATCTCTTGATGCCGGTCAGCGCCAAGGTCAGTCCCAATGACTTGTTTGTGAAAGACAAGTATGTGAGTGAAGAACTACGCAACTTGGCTAAGGAACTGTCACTGTTGATGATAACAGCATCGCAGTTGAATCGCAGTGCAGTGGAAGAAATTGAATTTGACCACAGTCATATTTCAGGTGGTATCAGTAAAATCAACACAGCAGACAATGTGTTTGGTATTTTTACTTCCCGAGCCATGCGTGAGCGTGGCAAGTATCAGATACAGTGTATGAAAAGTCGCTCGTCAACCGGCGTGGGACAAAAAATTGATCTGGAGTATAACATTGAAACCATGCGTATTACTGACCTCGCCGAGGATGACCAACATCAGGAATTCAAAAAGCGAACACCCAGCATCTATGAATCAATCAAGGCAAAAAGCCAGATTGCTGCAGACGAGTCCGGTGCCGCAGTGGCTGACGAATCAGGAAAAGTCTCCGTTGATGTGCAATCCACCAAACTGAAAAATCTGTTGAATCGTATCAAACAGTCATGATTGAGTATCACCAGATACGTGATGTACATCTGGAGGCTGCAACACTGTGTAATGCATCCTGTGCCTGGTGCCCGCGCACGTTCTGGGGATATCCTTACAATGACGGGTATCCTGAACTGTATCTTGGGCTAGCACAGGCCAAGGCTATTTTTTCACCTGAATTTTTGCAGCAACTCAAAAGCATTCGTGTGAATGGAAATTTTGGTGACATCGTGATGAATCCTGACGGTGCTGACATCATTGAGTATTTCCGCAGCAGCAATCCCAAGATCAAAATCACAGTTCACACCAATGGCGGCGCTCGCGACAAAGATTTCTGGCAGAGACTGGCCAAAGCCCGGGCACAGGTGATATTTGCACTGGATGGTTTACAAGACACCCATCATCTCTATAGACAAAACACAGTGTGGTCTACAGTGATTCGCAACGCAGAGATTTTTATCAAGGCCGGTGGTGTTGCTGTATGGCAGATGATCAAATTCAAACACAATTCTCATCAAGTCAAACAGTGTAAACAACTCAGCCGCAGCCTGGGTTTTAAAAAATTCAGTTTAGTGAATGATGGCAGAGACACAGCACCGGTGTTTGATCGCAATCAAAATCTTGTGCATGTTTTGGGAGACTATCAAGATGAAACCAGTTTTCCAGTGTTGTTTCACAAAAAACTCAATGACACTGTGCTCTTGGAAGATGTAGTGAAAGATCGCAAACCACGACGCCGGGTGAGATGTGATGCCAAACGCAATCGCAGTATCTACATTGCTGCCAATGGCGATGTAAGTCCCTGCTGCTGGACTGGACTGTATCCTCGAACCTTTGGACATGGGCAGTATTATCAGGCTGTGAATCAACAGCTCACAGCTTTGGTGGCCAAAAACAATGCACTGGAATACTCTTTGCAGCAGTGCATTGAATGGTTCAACCAAATTCAAGAATCCTGGAAGATTAGCAATTACAATCAAGGACGTCTTGTGATCTGCGATGACTACTGCGGATCAAACTTTTAGACAATGTCCAATAGTTAAACATCAGTCCCGGACCGGGACTGATTGCCTTGGTTATGCTTGCACTGCCTTGAACACTGCAAAGTTGATCACAGGAGCTTCGGTAGTAGTACCACCTGTGGTAAACACAGTGATATTTGCACTGCCAGCCTGTACGTTTGACACCAGTAGATTGTATAGATTAGTACCACTGCGTTGATTGAGAATGATAGTATCAGCCTGAGCGATGGTGGTGTTGGTCATGGTAAATGTTGTGGGCACTGTGTTGCCTGCCGCAGACACTAGAGTTATTGCACCACACATGGTGTTGATGGTTACGCCAGCAGCTCGGTTGCCAGTTTGTGTTACTACACCCCCCGCTCCCACTGAATAACCTACACCAGCTGTGATTGAATTGCTGGTAATACCCCCGGTGCTGAAGATATTGGCAGTGGCCACAACAATGCCAGACGGTGACAGTGTGATGTTGCCGCCAGAGCCCGAGGTTATGGTCAATGCGCTAGTATCTACAATGTTGCCTGTGATGTTGATGCTGGCTGCTGATAGATTGCCTGCGGTATTTAGGTTGCCACCAGTGACATTGCCTGTGGCAGTGATCAATCCTGCAGTGGTTAAGTTTCCACCAGTCACATTGCCAACACCAGAAATTGCACCTCCGGTGATAATATTGCCTGTGGCTGTGATCAAACCTGCTGTGATAACGTTACCGCCAGTGACATTGCCAGTAGCACTTACAATACCTGCTGTGATCACATTGCCTGCCACCACGTTGGCTGTGGCAGTAATACGTCCTGCAGTTGAGATGTTACCACCAGTGACATTGCCTGTGGCCGTGATCAAGCCTGCTGTGATAACATTACCGCCAGTGACATTGCCTGTGGCTGTGATCAAGCCTGTGGTAACAATGTTACCGCTAACCACATTGCCGGCTGCTGTGACATTGCCAGTGCTGATGTCGGTGATGCTGACATTGCCAAAAATGTCACCGCCCACATAGAGATTGCCGCCTATGCCCACACCACCAGCCACAATCAAGGCACCAGTAGTGGTGCTGGCGGCTGCTGTGGTAGCAGCCACATTCACTGTGTTGGTATAGTAACTGAGTGGTCTGTTGAGATCAAAAATTGTTATTGTGCTACCACCCGTGGTGGTTGTGAATCCGAATTCGTAAGTGCCTGTTTGGGCAAATGTCAATATACTGCCGCTGAGGCCCTGAACACCAAGTGTGCCCACAGATACTGCGGCTGGGAAGGTTATGGTGTAGGCAACGTTGGTGACTACAAAACGAACCCGCCACATGCCCAAAGTGCCGCTGCTGGGCAGATTGGTAAATGACAGGGTCATGTTGCCTGCAGGGTTCAACACATGATAATGAGCTGCACTGTAATCAACTGTGATTGCTCCTGAAGTGGCAGTATTGGTAGAAATAGCGCCACTGAAATCTCGTATCAGCGCAGCGTAAATCAGGTTATCACTCATGTTGTTGTCAAGAGTGCTACCTGTCAGCGCGGCCTTGAGAATTGACTTGCTTTGCAGTTCCGTTATTTCGTCAGCAGCAAATTGAAAATTGCTTTGAATGTTGGTAAAATTGTCTCGAAAACCCTGGGTGTTGTTGGGCACACCGGCCACGGGATAATTGCTGTTGATGTTGAGTGGATTTATGGAACTAGACATTGAAAATTCCTTGTGTTAAAATGTATCAGATATTTATTTGCAGCAGCCAATCGCTAAATAATAAAAATATTTTGACCATGCAAAAAAAGACTCGCAGCCTCTTAGAAGAACTAGACTCGCTATATATCGAGCGTGATCGCAAGCTGGTGCTGGAAAATCGTGCCAGCAACATCATCCAATCTGCCATACGCTTGCTGGAGCAAATTGAGTCTGAATACAGCGCAGAGCAAGCAGAGAATCTCACTCGCAAATTGCTCAATGCTATACGCACTCGCGATGCCAGCAAATTTGCACGGTCTGTGAGGAGAACAAATGCGGATTGATGAAATTGCCAACCCGTTGGGGGCTATTGGCGCTGTGGCAGGGGGAGTGGCTAGACAGCTGGGGCGTAGTGCCGTGCGCAGTGTGACTGGTCAGGAGCCTGACAATCTGTTTCAGAAAACGGATGATCTAGCACAGTATTATTCGCCCGAAGCAGGAAAACTTCAGTTAGCACCCGGGGTAAAATTCATCACTCCTGATCAAATTGAATTCACGGACAGCCAGGGCAAAGTCAATAAATTTGCAAGAAATCCTGGTGGTAAATGGACGCAAGGCGGCTCAGTGGCCAATGCCAGATGGCAAAATTTTCTTGATCAGCAAGCACTGGTAAAACAAGGTCAGATGCAGGTGCGTACTGCCTATGGAGCTGGTGACGATCCCAATGTAACAGCTCAAAATATTCCACAGGGTTCTAGGTTACGCACCACCAATCCACAAAATACAGAAACTTTCTACAAGTATCCAAACGGCACCTGGACCGATGAACGCGGTACTGTCATGCCCAAGGCTTCCTGGGATGCACTTGAAGCTTTTGCTGATAGTTCAGGACAAATTGAAAAAATGGCCCCAAGTGGTGTCAAAGGATTCAGAACAGGCCAGGCTCGTAGAAAAACTAAAAAGGGTTCCGGTGTATAAATTTCTAGGCGAAGGTGGCAATGTTTTCAAAGATGCCGAAGGACAGCCACTCACACAACGCATCAACAAAGTAGACGTTCCTGCCACGGTGGCCTGGATTGAACGGGTCACTGGCATCAACTTTCCCCAAGATCGCTGGCTGGGCAGCACCGGACGAGCCGCTACATCGGGTGATCTTGATCTAGCAGTGTCACTGGACGAAGTAACCAAGGACGAAGTAGCCCAGCGTCTAGAGCAATGGGCTGAAAGTCAGGGGCAGGATCCCAAGGATTTTGTACGCAAAAAAGGCGAAGTGCATTTTCGCACTCCCATAGCCGGCAATGCCAGTCGTGGCTTTGTTCAGACTGACTTTATGTTCTTCCCGCATCTGGACTGGGGCACATTTTTCTATGCCGGCGGCGAAGATTCTGCCTACAAAGGCATGATCAGAAACGTGTTGATGAGCAGTCTGGCCAAGGTACAGGGCTTGAAAATTGGCGCCAATGGTGTGGTCAGCAGAGCAACCAACGAAGTTGTCAGCATGGATCCAGATTGGGCAGCGCAAGCATTGCTGGGACCAGGACACACTCGCCAGAGTCTGCGCAATGTTGAAACCATCTATCAGGCCCTGGCCAATGATCCCAAGCGAGATGCCAAGCTGGCAGACTTTAAAGAATTTCTAGCTCGTGAAAAACTGCAGGAACCACGACTGCCGGTGCGTGAAAATGAAGTTGGTTTCCTAGCACGTCTGCGTGACAGAATTGTGAATCAGGGCATGATGCCTTTGATTGAAGACAGCGAAGCTGTTGTCTTGGAGGCCGAACAGCCCGGTGTGGGCGGTCGTGCCAAGGGCATTGAGCATCTTGAAGATCTAGTGTTT